GCAGATGGTGCAGGAAGCTCAGAAATACAAACCGACGCCTCCTATGGACGCGGAGTCACAAGCAATCTTGCAGGCTTCTATGGCTGAAACACAACGTAGAGCGGCAAAGGATCAGGCTGATATTCAGTTGAAACAAGCTCAGTTGCAGCAGGATGCGGCGGCGCAAGATAAGAAGCAGCAGTTTGACGCGGCTCAGAACACCGAGAAGCTGCTAACGCAAGAGCGTATGAAGACTTTGGACTTGACCGTGGAAACGGCAAGATTGAAGAAGGAGCAGGCGGAGTCGGCAATCAGACTTTAAAACGAAGTTCAGCGCAGTTTAAATTAAGGAGCAGGACATGGCTACTAGCGACAAAGAACAGCAAAGCAATTTGGTTCCGCAGCACAAACGTCTGGCGCAGGGTTGTGATGTGACCAAGCCTAGTGCGGCAAAACAAACAAAGCAAGGAGGTCTCGCCCAAGCTAAGAAAAAATAATGAGGTATGTAGAAGATTTTATTGGTGCTATTAAGATTCGACAGGCTGAAATCGCCTCTTCGCTGACTGCTGGGAAAGCGGTTAATTACGATTCTTATAGGCACTTGGTTGGTCATCATACAGGGCTTGGAGAAGCTCTTATGATCCTTGAAAACTTACTAAAGGAAGATGATGATGATAAAAACAAATGACGCTTCGTATGAAGCTGATTTGGTGGACGCATTCCCCACAATAGACGCAGGAGCCACGCCGTTAGGTGCGCGAGTTCTTGTGCAATTGCGTAAGGCAAAGAAGAAGATGACCTCTTCAGGCATTCTGCTGGTGCGGGAAACGACAGACACGGAAAAGGCGCAGAACTGTGTTGGCAAGGTTGTTGGGCTTGGCCCGCTTGCGTTTAAGAAGCGCGATACGATGGAATCGTGGCCTGAAGGCTCATGGTGCGAGATGGGGGACTTCCTGCGCGTTCCGAAGTGGACGGGCGACCGTTGGGAAGTTGGAATGCCGGATGCCAAGGACGACGAAGACAGGGTGGAATTCCTGATCCTCAATGACCATGAGATTGTCGCCAAGATTACGGGCAATCCTCTTGCAGTAAGGGCATTCGTATGAGCGAGCAAATTGAGAAGCCTGTAGAAGACGAGAAGCTGATCGTTCAGGAGCAGCAGGACGGCAGCGTTACCGTTGAGGGCATGGAAGCCTCTCAGGACGAGCCAGACGAGGCCGTAGAGGGCGTTAGGCCGGTACAGAAGGCAGAAGGTGGTCAAGTCCCCGAAGACGGTGGCGACGACCATCCTGACGATACAGATGCAATCCGCTCTGTGCGGCGCGAAAAGCGTAAAGCAAAGAAAGTCTACCATCGGCAGCAGCAAGTCGAGAAAGACCTGCGCTACAACCAGTTGGTTCGTCAAAATCAGGACTTGATGACCCGTTTATCGACGGTAGAGCGCAAGACACACGGTTCTGAGTTGGCTAGGGTAGATAAGGCCATCGAAGACCATCAAGTTCGTCTGCAATACGCCAAAATGAAGATGGCTGAGTCCGCTACCGCTAACGATGGCGAGGCGATGGCGAATGCTCAGGAGATGTGGTACGACGCCCGTCAGAAGGTAGAGGCGCTGGAAAACCTGCGAAATCAGGCGGCGCAGCCTCCCAAACAGCAGGCAATCGCTCCTGATATGGCTGTCCAGCGTCATGCGGCGGACTGGATGGAGCGGAATAACTGGTATGACCCGCAGACCAAGGATGTTGATTCCAAGATCGCCAAGGTGGTAGACGAGAGCCTAGTTTCTGATGGTTTTGACCCTCGTTCCGCAGAATATTGGGAAGAACTTGACAATCGCTTGCAAAATAAGCTACCACATCGGTATACTGACGGGGAAGATGTTAAATCTTATGTTAAAAGACCAAGGAGCGCCGTTACCGGATCGGGTCGTGAAAGTGCATCAAGTAGTGGGGGGCGTAATAGCTTTACGTTGTCAGCGGATCAAGTCCGCGCCATGAAAGATGCCGGAATGTGGGAAAACCCCACACTTCGCGCCAAGATGATTAAACGATACGCTAACGAACGCTCAAGGAGTTAATATATGGATTCTCGTCTAAAGAAAAGTTTGACTGCTGGTGGGCGCGAAAGTCGCGCTATTCATGACTCAGTTCGTGAGGCACCGGAGGAAAAGTTTATTTCATCTGAACAGCGTCGAAAGATGTGGAAAGATGAATGGACACAAAGTGCTTTACCATCTATCCCAGAAATACCGGGATGGCACTTTTGCTGGTTATCGACGACCAACGGTTACGACAGTATAGATAAGCGGATTCGGCTAGGGTATGTGCCTGTTAGATCAGATGAGATACCTAATTACGAAAATTACCGCGTAAAGTCTGGCGAACACGATGGTTATATTGCTTGCAATGAAATGCTTCTGTACAAACTTCCGATGGATATTTATCAAGAAGTGATGACAGCAATGCACCATGATGCTCCTCTGGAAGACGCGGAAAAAATCCGCATTCAAGCAGAGCAACTACAGGGCAATGATAGCTCAGGCAAACGTCTGGGTTCGGTAGAAGGCGAAGGAATGCACCTTATTGACAAACCAGTTCCAGCACCTATTTTTTGATGCTGGCAATTAAATAAATTAGGAGTAAAGATATGTCTGCTACATCTGCTCCGTTTGGTTTTCGCCCAGTTTTCCATCCTTCGGGACTGGATCGAGCTATCGCGCTTGCCAACGGTATCACCAGTGGTTATTCCACTGGTATTTTGAAGAATCAGCCGGTTGCACTCAATTCGAGTGGTGTGTTGGTTATTGCAACTGCTGGCAGCGCCTTTCAAGGCGTATTTGCTGGCGTTGAATATACCGATGCATCTGGTCGTCGTCAGATCAACAACCAATGGCTTGCCAGCACTGCTTTCCAAACTGGTTCGTGTATCGCTTATTACTATAGCGATCCGCAGATCGTGTACGAAGTTCAAGTCGATGCTACTCTGGCTCAAACTTCGATTGGCGATCAGGCTAACATGAGCAACGCGACTGCCGGTAGCACCACCACTGGTCTGTCTGCTGCCACTCTGTCAGCAACGCTTGCAGGTAGTTCTGCCGTTGGGGATTTCCGAATCCTTGACATAGCCCCCTATGCAGATAATGCATGGGGAGACGCATTCCCGATTGTCCGCGTGCAAATAAGCCGCAGCCAATTCGTGGCAACCATTAACGCCATCTAAAGGAGTCCAATCATGGCCGCACCAATGAGGAGTACGGACTTTAGAAGCATCGTTGAGCCTATTCTCAATGAATGTTTTGATGGAGTCTATGATCAACGTGCCGACGAATGGTCGCGTGTTTTCCGCGAGCAACAAGGCATTCCCCGCAACTACCACGAAGAGCCGGTTCTGTACGGCTTTGGCGCGGCACCGCAACTGCCTGACGGCACGCCGGTAACGTACCAGCAAGGTGGTGTGCTGTTCCTCCAACGCTACGTCTACAGCGTGTATGGCCTTGCCTTCGCGCTGACGAAAGTGCTGGTGGAAGATGGTGACCATATCCGTATCGGTCAAGTGTATGCCAAGCACCTTGCTCAATCTCTGATTGAGACCAAGGAAACGCTGTCTGCGAACGTGCTTAATCGTGCGTTCAATAGCTCTTATGTCGGTGGTGATGGCGTATCTCTTAGTAATGCCTCGCACCCGATTGTGAGCGGTACGTTTAGCAACCTGCTGACCACTGCGGCGAACCTGTCACAAACGTCGCTGGAACAGATGCTGATTCAGATTCGCCAAGCAGTTGACAACAACGGCAAGAAGATTCGTCTTGTGCCGCGTCAATTGGTGGTGGCTCCGGGCAATGTCTTTCAAGCAGAGGTTCTGCTGAAGAGCGTTCTTCGTGCTGGTACCGCCAACAACGACTTGAACCCGATCAAGTCGATTGGCCTGCTGGACGAAGGCGCTGCTGTGCTGTCTCGCCTTACCAATGCTTCGGCTTGGTGGGTGCAGACGGATGCGCCGGAAGGTGCCAAGCTGTTGATGCGCCGTGGTCTTGAAAAGACTATGGAAGGTGACTTTGAGACGGATTCGATGCGTTACAAAGCTACTGAGCGCTACACGGTTGGCTGGACTGACCCCCGTACTCTCTACGGTACGGCTGGCGTTTAGCTGTTGGGGGGGACGGGAAATCTATCCTGTCCCCCTTTTTTTAATGTTTGGTCAAACTTTTCAAGGAGCAGACCATGCCTCAATATTCAGATGACCTCTATCTAGGCCCAGCCCAGACTTATATGGGTGTTGGCAACAACCCCGTTAGCGCAACTTTCACAGGTTCTATTGCCACTACTACGCTGACCGTTACCGCGATGCTTAGTGGCGATCCGCTTTACGTTGGTCAGTTTATTACTGGCTCTAGCGTAACTTCCGGAACTTATATCACTGCTTTTGTTACTGGCACCGGCACTACTGGCACCTACACTGTTAGCGCATCGTCCACCGCTTCTAGCACAACGATGTATGCTTCTGGTAACGCCGCAATTTCTGATCCTTCAAACATGGACACAGGAATTGGCCCGTTGGGTCGCGTTTATGTGTTTGACGTTATCCCTGAAGTAAAGGCCACCAACAATATTGCAACCGCTGCTGTCTACACCGCCGCCGTCACGTTGACTGCTGGCGCTGGCACTCGCTCTGTTGTTCGTGCTGATGGCACCACTGTTGTTCAGTTGGATTGTCCGCGTGCTGTTGCGACGACTACCGGCGCAGGTTCGCCGACCACTCGTAACGTCACCATCTCTGGCTACGACTACTACGGTCAAGCCATGAGTGAAGTGATTGCCACCGGCACTGTTGCTTCGACTACCGTGAACGGCAAGAAGGCATTCTTCCAGATCAGCGGCATCACGATTTCTGGCAGCGCAGTAGTAACGGTTGCTGTTGGAACTACTGACATCATTGGCCTTCCGGTTCGCTTGACGGACAGGGGCTATGTGGCAAGGGCAGGCGGGGATAACACCTTGGCTGAGGATGCTGGCACGCTGGTAGTTTCTATTGCTACCAATCCGGCAACCACCACCACTGGCGATGTGCGAGGCACTTATGTGCCGTCAAGCGCGACTGATGGTCAAAAGCGTCTGGTGATGAACATCTCACTTCCCGCCTTGGCTGTTGGCCCGAATGCAACCCGTCTTGGCGCTCTTGGCGTCACACAAGCCTAAAGGAGAAGGTCATGGGTCAATTTAAGCCGATGGTGAAGATGGAGACCACTGGGCCTTCAGTCGTTTGGAAGCTCAAGAAGGGTGGTCATGTGAATATGAAAAAGGGCGAGAATGGGCATAAGCCTATGAAGAAGATGGATGGCGGGCCAATGGGTGATATGGGGGCGATGAATACTCCCCCTATGATACGGCCTCCTGTTGTTGGTGGCCCGTCGATAGGTTCGCCGCGTCGTCCGTCAATGGCGGAACGGCAAAAAATGCTGGCAATGGCGAATATGATGAAACGCCGCCAACCGCCTGCTGCTGCCGCACCTATGGGCGGACTCCCCACCATGAAGAAGGGTGGCAAAGCCGGTGAAGTAGAAACGCCAGCGATGCACAAGATGGAAATGAAGGGCATCAAAGGCATTGGCAAAGAGTTGAAGTCGCATGAAAGTAAGCCTGCGTCTAAAGCTCACGCTGGTCTTAAGAAGGGCGGCATGGCTACTGGTGGCGTTGCCCTTGATAATGCCGGTGGCTACAAGAAAGGTGGTGCAGCAAAAAAGTTTGCTGACGGTGGCCGCGTAGATAGCGGACGCGCCGTCAGTATGCCGCAGGGTCATAAGAAGCCGACTCCTCCTGTTGCCACTAATCTTCGTGCTGGCACCTTTAAAAAGGGTGGGGGCGTAAAGAAGTTCAATGGTGGTGGTGACGCACAGTCTGATAAAGAGACTAAAGGCTACAAAGGCACCTACACCAACCAGAAAGCTGAAAATCTTGCTGATCTTAAAGCCACGAATCCCATGACCTACATCGGGCCTCTTGTGGAGCCTCTTGTGAAAAAGGTTAAAAGTTTTTTTGGTTCTTCTGATGCTCCCGGTGCGGTAACAAAGACTAAGGAGTCTACGACTGTTGTTCCTGCTAAACAGCGCAGCGGCGGAATGGCTAATTGCTGAAATAAGGCGGGGGCTTCGGCCCCTGTTTTTAGGAGAGATTTATGACGATTACGGCTACATCACAGACATTATTTGATGGCGAGCGAGTTGCTATCATGAAGTTCTACGCTTCGATGAGTACAACGGAAAACGAATCTGCTGTTGCCAAAGTAACTCCATCGGCACTGTTGCCATCCAATGCGGGTGGCGCTTGTGACGGTGTGAGTATTCTGAAAGTAACTTCGCTGACGCATGGTCTTGAAGTTCAAATGGACTGGGATGCTACGGCACCAGTTGTTATTGAAACAATCCCGCAAAATACGCAATACACGCAAGATTTCTCTGCGATTGGCGGATTGACAAACAATTCGGGCGCAGGGAAGACTGGGGTAATTACTTTTACTACCTTAGACGGTTCCGCAGGTGATACCTACACGGTAGTTCTCGAAATGCAAAAGCATTACGTTAATCCATTGGCTTAGTATGCCAAGCAAATCACCTTCTCAGCATCGCCTGATGACGGCGGTCGCACATAGCCCAACATTTGCTAAGAAGGTGGGCATCTCTCAAAAAGTAGGCAAAGAGTTTGATAGCGCAGATGAGGGCAAGAAGTTCAAGGGGGGCGGCTTGTATGTCAACATCAATGCAAAGCGCGAAAGAATTTCTGAAGGCTCTGGCGAAAAGATGCGAAAAGTTGGTAGCAAAGGTGCGCCAACGGCTGAAGCCTTCAGAGAGTCAGCAAAAACCGCCAAATTAAAAAGTGGCGGAGTTTCTCTTTCTGTAGGTAGGGGAGAGAAGCTGTCGGTAGACCGTGGTGCAGGTCTTACGCAGAAAGGCCGCGACAAGTATAATCGAGCAACTGGTAGCAATTTAAAGGCACCACAGCCGCAAGGCGGTTCTCGTAAAGATTCATTCTGCGCCCGGATGTCGGGGGTCGTCAAACATGCAGCAGGCGACGCACCGAGGGCAAAAGCCTCGTTAAAACGATGGAATTGTCCGGGTTGGTAGAGGAATGAACACATGGCAACATCAGGGACTGTCGGTCAAACCGTAATAGACGTTCAGCAATTCATCGATCACGGTGCGCGACGTTGTGGGAAACTCGCGGAAGAACTGACTTCAGAGCAACAGACTTCCGCTAGGGAAAGCCTGTTCTTCCTGCTGTCCCACCTTGCTAATATCGGTATCAACTACTGGGCAATAAGCAAAAAGGTATTCGGTATGAATGCCAACCAGTATATCTATGCTATGCCTGAAGGCACCATAGACGTTCTGAACGCGCTCTACAGGACAATGAGTCGTCCAAGCGGTTCATACACATCTTCAGCCGGTGGTGTAGTAGCAAATGTTTATGATGGGGATGTTGATACTTACTGCCAACAGACCTCAGATAATGGAAACATTGCCGTTAATTACGGCTCAACTAATTTAGTTTACGCTGGTTCTATAGGGTTCTTGCCCTATGTAGGAAGCGGTGGCTCTGCAACTTGGACGATCACGCTAGAGTATTCAACAGACAATATCACTTGGTCTACGCTGGAAAGTCTCGGTTCCATTACTGTTACTGACAACCAATGGATATGGACTGATATTGACCCCGGTCAATCGGTTGCTTACTACCGTATACGTATTTCTGGTAACTCAACCTTGGCGCTGCGTGAGTTCTATGTGGGTAACAACAGCACAGAAATTACTATGGCTAGGCTGAACCGGGACGATTATACGAATCTGCCTAACAAGAACTTTACAGCTAATCAGCCATTTCAGTTTTGGTTTAATCGTTTAATTTCTCAGCCAACGATGTCGCTTTGGCCTACTCCTTCCGATCCGTTTGTGCAGATGACCGTATGGTATTCGCGCCAGATTCAAGACGTAGGTGACCTTCAAGATCAATTGGAAATCCCGCAGCGGTGGTATGAGGCTGTAGTGATGATGCTGTCTCATCGGATGTCTTTAGAATTGCCTCAAGTGCCTCCTGAGCGAATTGCTTATCTGGAGAAGATGGCTACGCAGTATCTGACTGAAGCAGAGTTGGAAGAGCGCGATAAGTCGCCTATTTTCTTTGCACCGAATATTTCAGTTTATACACGATAATGCCAAGATTCCTCGATACCATTGGCTTGTCTGATATTGCAATATTCATCTGTGATCGTTGCAAGATGAAGAGGCCGCACGCTGAAGCTCGTCCTGATCCCAACTTCCCCGGCTTGCTAGTTTGTGGGCAAGGCTGTGCGGATCAGAAAGACCCGTATCGTCTACCGGCAAGGCAGACCGAAAGAATCACTATTCGTTTTCCTAGACCGGATGTCAGTGTTGCTGTTGACCCAGACGCGCTAATTACGGGGCCGTATCAAAATTACGAGATATCCCCAGAAAACAATCAAGACACTCCTTCTACGAATGGCAACCTTGATAACTTGAGTCCGTGATATGGCTAATGTAACGATTACGCAGTTGCCCTCTGCGGGAGCTATTACAGGCGCAGAATTAGTCCCTGTCGTGCAAAACGGGGTGACCGTTCAGACAACGACAGCCGCGCTTGCTGGCTCGCCGGTTCAGACGCAGACTTTCCTGACGTTAAATCAGGAGGCTACGTTAGCAAATAGCCGTAGGTTGTCCGGTGGGACGGGCGTAGGGCTTACGGACGGCGGGGCGCAGTCAACCCTACAGGTAACCCTCAACGCGGCATCTGGGAGCCTTGAGGCGGCTGGTACGGGCATGATTGCCAAGACCGCAAGTAATGCTGTTGCTGGTAGAACGATGTCGTCTACTACGACAGGTATCTCGGTAACCAACGGCGACGGAGTGGCTGGTAATCCTACGTTTGCGTTGACTGGCGTTGCGTTGGCGGTTGCTGGAGCAACAGGAACAGGGGTATTGGCGCTTAATAGCTCCTCAACCATTGCAACACGAACGATACTTGGGACTACAAGCCAGATAGATATTACAGACGGAAACTTTGTAAATTCACCTGTTATAGCAATTTCTAGCGATCCTACAGTTCCCGGTTCAGGCGGTATTGTTATTCCTGCTGGTACTACCGGACAGCGAGGAGCTAGTACAAACGGCACGTTGCGTTATAACACTACTGCGGCTTCATTTGAGGGTTACGCTAACAACGCGTGGGGTTCAATTGTCAGCGGCGCGGGTGTAAGCGCAATCTCTTTTGGCTCAACTGGTTTGACTCCAGCCACATCGACTACAGGCGCTGTAACGGTGGCGGGGACGCTTGCTGTAGCCAGCGGAGGCACTGGGGTTACCACAAGCACTGGCACAACGAATGTAGTGCTTTCAAACTCCCCTGTCTTAGTAACTCCTGATCTCGGAACTCCAAGTGCTTTAGTGGGGACGAATATAACGGGAACTGCGGCAGGACTGACAGCGGGAACTGTCACAACAAACGCTAATTTGACTGGTGATGTGACATCAGTAGGTAACGCAACTACGCTTGCCACAGTTGCTTCGGCAGGTTCTACAGGGTCTAGCACAGCAATTCCTGTAATCACCATCAATGCTAAAGGCTTGACAACCAGCATCACTACAGCGGCGGTCGTTGCGCCAGCAGGCACCCTTTCCGGCTCTACCTTGGCCTCTGGAGTTACAGCCTCCTCGTTGACCAGCCTTGGCACGATTGCAAGCCTTGTTGTGACGGCAGGGACTATCTCCACAACTCCTTCCGCATCTACGGACATTGCCAACAAGACCTATGTCGATACCGTAGCGCAAGGATTAGACACTAAAGCCTCTGTTGTAGCGGCTACGACTGTGAACATTACATTGTCTGGAGCGCAGACGATTGACGGCATATCAATCGTTGCGGCTGACCGTGTGCTAGTTAAGAACCAAACTCTGTCTCAAAATAATGGTCTTTATCTTTGTGCGTCTGGCGCGTGGACAAGAACCACGGACATGAACACTTGGGCGCAAGTCCCCGGAGCATACGTCTTCGTTGAGGATGGCACCACGCAGGCCGACACAGGTTGGGTATGCACAAGTAACGCCGGAGGGACTTTAGGCACCACAGCAATAACTTGGGCGCAGTTCTCAGGCGCTGGCAGTGGCGTGAGTTCTATTACTTTTGGCACAACGGGGCTGACTCCAGCAACGACTACTACAGGTGCGGTGACTGTTGCAGGAACGCTGGCTGTGGCTAACGGAGGGACAGGTCTTACGGCTGGAACTAGCGGCGGAATACTTGCTTATACGGCAACAGGGACTCTAGCGTCTTCGGCATTGTTGGCGGCAAACGCTTTAATGATTGGCGGCGGTGCTGGAGTTGCGCCAAGCACAGTGACTACGGGAACAGGCGTTGTAACGGCTCTAGGGGTCAATACAGGTTCGTCAGGGGCATTCGTAGTAAATGGTGGAGATTTAGGTACGCCATCAAGCGGCACAGTTACAAACCTTACCGGAACAGCCAGCATCAATATCAACGGAACAGTAGGCGCTACGACTGCAAATACTGGTGCGTTTTCTACACTGACTACGACCGGAACAATCAACAGCATAACGGTAGGTCTTGGTGCTAGTAGTATATCTACAAATACCGCAATTGGCTCAAGTGCGCTACAAGCTAATACAAGCGGGATAAACAACAGTGCAAATGCGTATCGTGCTTTGTACTCAAATACAATTGGCTCTTACAATACGGCAACAGGAAGTTCTGCTCTTAACCAAAATAGTTCTGGCTCGAACAATACCGCATTAGGTTATCAGGCACTTCTCAATGTAACTACAACTTCAGATAATACCGCCGTTGGGTATAACGCAGGATATGGTAATGTTACTGGGGCAAACTGTACCGCAATTGGTTCTGGTGCGTTGCAAGGCGCTAATGCTAGTAACAATACCGCATTAGGATATTCAAGCGGGTCAGCGGTAACAACCGGCGCTAAGAACGTCATCATTGGTAGTTACACAGGCTCTGCGGCACCAATTTCGGCAACTGGAAGCAATTACGTTGTTTTGTCAGATGGTGATGGGAATGTAAGGCAATATATCAATTCGTCTGGTAATACCGTTTTTAACGGCACCATCACCGCAACAGGAATATCTGGCGGCACTTTCTAAGGAACCATCATGGCACAAACTGGATACACCCCAATATCTCTTTACTACACCACCACTGCGGCGGCTGTCCCATCGGCTGGCAACCTAGTCGCTGGTGAATTGGCACTCAATACCAACGATGGCAAACTATATTACAAGAATAGTTCAGGTGTAGTTACACTATTGGCGGGGGCTACTTCTGGGCCAGCGGGTGGTTCTACTACTCAGGTTCAGTACAACAATGCTGGCGTTTTGGCCGGTATTACTGGAGCCACAACGAACGGCACAGCATTGACGCTTGTTGCTCCCGTTCTAGGCACTCCCGCATCTGGCACAGTAACCAACCTGACCGGCACAGCGTCAATCAATATCAACGGCACCGTAGGCGCTACGACTCCTGCTGCTGGGGCGTTTACGACGCTGAGTGCGACGGGGGATGCAACAGTCACTGATGGGGTATTTACA